ACCACATGCGGAACAAATTGCACCCAGTGGACGTTGAGGAGGTTTACAACAGACAGTCCAAGCCTAGCCAGAGAGCGATTCTGGCTGAGGCTGAGCACATTGGACCGACCGGAGTAACGAACCAATTTGTGAAGAAGGAGGCTTATGGGAGCGTGAATGATCCCCGCGGAATCTCGACCATTTGCGGTCCAGACAAGCGGGACTACGCGCGCTTCTTGTACTCCTTCACCGACAACATCATGAAGAACCAGCCGTGGTATGCATTTGGAAAGTCACCTGTGGAGGTGGCTGACCGCGTAGCGGAGGTAGCCCAAAGGGCCACATTCAATGGGGCCAACAAGGATTTCAGTAGGATGGACGGACGCCATGGCAAGGCGTTGCACCTCCTAGAACGGAAGACTTATACGGCTGCCTTCCAGAAGCAGTACCACGTCCAGTTCCTTGAAGTGATGGATCGGCACCACCACCTCAGGGCCAAGACGGTGTTTGGAATTCAGTATCACACTGAGTACCACCGTCTGTCCGGAGGGGCCGATACGAGTTGTGGCAACACACTCGATACGGCTTTCATCGCATTCCTCACTTACCGGATGCAAGGTTTGTCGCCTGACGAGGCATGGTACAAGCTTGGCATCTATGGGGGAGACGATGGGTTCGACACGGATGTAGACCCGCAAACCGCCGCCCGCGCCGCGTCCTTGGTAGGTCAGAAGCTAGATTTACAGGTTATCAAGCCAGGACAACCAGGGGTTGCCTTCCTAGCCAGACGTTATGGGCCCGACGTTTGGTACGGAGACAACAACAGTTGCTGTGATATTCGACGCCAGTTGACTAAATTTCACTTGACCGCGAAACTTCCGGGCAAAGTGACAGCACAGCAAAAGTTGCAAGAGAAAGCGTTTAGCTTCTCCCTGACCGACAAGAACACTCCGATCATAGGCGAGCTCGTGCAGCGAGCTTTGCAACTGTATCCGCTTCCGGAAACTGAGTTCAGAAATGTCCTCGGCACCTGGGGAGTGGACATGGATGCCTCGAGACAGTACCCCAATGAGCCTGCCGAGTGGATGGATGATATCACTCGTGCTGAGCTGCAGGACTTTGATGTTGATAATTTTCGAGGTTGGCTCTCAACAGCTGACTGCGGAACAATTTTCAATCCCCCGACATTTGCTGAACCGGTACCCCCAAATCCCAAACCTGGTGTCGTCGCCCTTGACGGCGACTTCATCGTTGCAGGGAACACCGGAGGAGATGCTGCAGCAACTGGACGGGACAAAGGTGCAGCTGATGCAAAAGCTCATTTCAGACCTCGAAAGCCTAAAACGGAAAGAAACTCGCGCAACCTGAACCGGGAACCCACTAAGAAATCCAAGGGAACCCGTGCACCATACGGTGCTAAAACCCGCCCCGCTTAAGTGCTTAGAGCTTGAACGG